TGCCAACCATGCCAACTGCATTGCCAACCGCGCAACCACTTGGATAACAAATATATTATTATCAAAAAACGTATATAGACATATTTTTTAGTATATCTGTATTATATCTGTATTGAAAAATGACAAAGTCGGTAAAGGACAGATTGGCTGAAAAAAAGATTTATCCTACAGTTTCAGTATGCACCCCCACGTTTAACCGCAGGCCATTTATTCCAATTATGTTCGAGTGTTTTCGTAATCAAACTTATCCCAAACACAAAATCGAATGGATTATTGTAGATGACGGAACGGACAAAATAAAAGATTTAATCGAACAGTCCAATATTCCTCAAATCAAATATTTCGAAGTGAATGAAAAAATGTCACTCGGTGCAAAGCGCAATTATATGCATCAACACACAACTGGTTCTATTATTGTATATATGGACGATGATGACTATTATCCTCCCGATAGAATTTCACACGCAGTTGAACGATTAGAGTCAAACAAATCCGCATTATGTGCGGGTTCCAGTGAAATTTACATTTATTTTAAGCACATCCAGAAAATGATTCAGTGCGGGCCTTATGGACCGAATCACGCCACCGCTGGAACATTCGCATTCCGCCGTGAACTTTTGAAAATCACGAAATACGAAGACCACGCTGCAATTGCAGAAGAAAGAGCATTTTTGAAAGATTATACTATCCCCTTCGTTCAGTTAGACCCGTTGAAGTCTATCCTTGTTTTTTCACACGAACATAACACGTTCGATAAGCGCAAAATGTTGGATAATCCCCACCCAGATTACTTGAAGGAATCATCTAAAACAGTGGATATGTTTATAAAGTTTAAGAACGAGAGACGAATTAAGACCTTTTTTATGGAAGAAGTAGATAAGTTATTGAAAGATTATGCACCGGGTGAACCGAAAATGAAGCCTGATGTCCTCGTTCAAATAAAAGAAATCGAGGCCAGACGCGAGAAAATGATGAAGGAGGAGATGGAAAAACAAAAGGCGAATGGGCCGATTGTTCTTCAACGCCCAGGTGAAGAATCTATTGAATTAACAAACATTCAGGTTATCGATATTATAAATAAACAACAAGAAAGCCTTGCTACAGCCAAAACAGAAATTGAAAAACGGAATGGTCGTATCGCAGAATTGGAAAATATGGTGACTATGTTGCAAAAGCAATTGATTGAGAAATCGAAGACCGTTTTGAATTATAAGAATGAGCTCGAAAGTAGAGCGGTTCAACCTGAAACAAAAAGCGAAACACCCTCTAGTTTGGATACATTAGAGATTCAACCGGTGGAATTACCAGTCATACCGAATATTAGAATCGAGCCTTTTATTGAAAAATCGAAAAGTCGCCCGGATGTGATTGTTGATATCAATATTCCTTAGATGGATACTTTCTTACATAAAACACCACAAAAACCACAAAATTATATAAGAATTTTACATATATTCTTATATAGCTCGCTAGCATTATTCGTAAATTTCATCATCCAAATCTTCATCAATATTTGATACAGAATCTCTCTTCACATTCTTATCTAAATACCTATAGATGCGTTTGATATCTAATTTCGTTATATTGTAATTTTCAAATATTTTTTCAACTACATTTAGCTTTTCAATAAGGTGACAAAATTCGCCTCCTTGAAATAGTCTTAATTCTTGAAAAAGCGAAATCACGTCTTTCTTATCCATATCCAACTCCTGGCACAAATTATAGATAAAAAGCATATTGTTATATTCCGTCGAATACTTTGTCAATACCTTTGTAAAACGAACCTCTGCGGGACGGAATATATTTCTATTTTCAGGGAATGTGTCATGATACAATTTATTATTGTAAAATGTCTTCATGAGAGAACTCATCTCGTTAAATTGCCATATTTGGTTTTGAAAAGTGATTCTGTCAATATAGTCGGCAAAACACATATTATTCAAGATTTTAAGATAAAATGGGAAAGAGTGCTGTATAGGCTTACTTGATATAACATCGACTATATTTTCGTGCCATAATAACGCCACTATTGTCCTGTCCGTTTCATTCATAAAACGGTTGTGGTCTTGCATTTTAACCGGAGAATTTATTAGAGATTGGGTTATTTTTTTAGAATCCTCGTTGTATGATTTGGTATGAAAAATATTCTGCAAAGAATCGGCCGATATAAGTTCCGGTTTTTTAATAAACATGTCGCGAACAAAAATCATTTTTCGCATATCTCCTTGGATATAATTCACTATCGTGTTTTTATGTTTCGTTGGTGCAGTATTAAAAGACGGAATCATTTTATTTAATAAATTCGCCGTTTGTATTGGTGTGGGTGTTTTCAACTCAAATGTGTTGCATACTTTGATGAGTTCTTTTATTTTTTTATCGATATAGTAATTGCCAATGCAAATAATAGGGTTTAATGTCATATTTTCAAGGCGCTGTTTTTTCGTCTTTTTTTGGCGAATGATTTTAATAAGAGCCGTTATACCGCCCTTGTCGCCGTTATTCATGCCGTCTATTTCGTCCATTACAATCGCGATTCTTTTTACTTTCTTAGTCATCATGTGAAGAACATTCCTGTTTGATATATTATTACTTGTAATATTGTCAATGAGGGATTTGTTTCGGACATCACCTGCGTCATATTTAATGACATCATAATCCAAATCTTTTAATATATTCATTACAAACTGTGTTTTTCCACAACCAGGTGAGCCATAAATAAAGAACCCTTTTTTGAAATTTACATCCTTGCATTTTTGGTCGAAACTGGATAATATTTGTTTGATTTCATTTGCGGTTTTATCCCTTTCTAATATTTCATTCGTATTTATAGAGTTCATAATGAGATACAATGTATGATATACATAATAGAGGTTTATTTTTATCCTATTTAACGAATAAAAATAAAAACGCAAATCGTTTATCTACCGAAAGCGCTGAAATCGGCAGTTACTGGCAAATAATTCGTCGATGCTCTAGCTGGTAAATTACCATAGTATGAATAGGGGTCGGTATATTGAGTATTTGTCCCGTAATTCATTCTATTCTGGGAGCCAATTGCACCAACAGTTGCACCGCCACCCAATGCGCCTTGCTGTTGTTGTTGTTGTTGTAAATTCGTTTTATTGGCTGTTAAAAATTTGGAAAGTCCCGAACCAGTATCCTTGAGGAAATCCTTTGTTCCAGTGACGGTGTCTTTCAATATATCCTTGGTTCCACTGACAGTTTCTTTCAACAATCCAGTTGCACCAGATGCAGTGTCTTTCAATAAACCTGTTGTTCCCGTGGCGGTATCTTTCAATAAACCCGTTGCACCTTTACCCGTGTTTTCTAATAATCCTTTAGTTTCCTTTACAGTATCTTTAATTAATCCAGTTGCACCGGAACCAGTATCTTTCAAAACCGACCCTGTGGTGGTAATTAAATTATTGGCAACACCACCTGCTGAAGTTGAACTGCCAGATACTACTGTGCCGGCTGGCAAATTACAAGACACAGGTTTTCCTGCACTATCTTTGATAACATTACCTGAGGCATCAATTAATGATGTTCCATTGCAAGTCAATGTTCCTGAACCACCCTGTCCTCCGCAATTCGTGCATATCGAACTCGCCCCGCCTCCAGCACAAGCAGGACACGAAGGACATACTGGAGGAACTATTTGCGTTTTCAAAATGTAGTTCGAATCGAAACTCGTAGATGGAACAGAAGAAGGAGGCATACCCATCGGCATTCCCGTATTCATAAACATGTTGAAATAATCAGAAATAGCATTATTATTTAAAGGTATAGTTATAGATGGATTGGTTTCGTCAAATGAGATGTTGATTCCTTGTGAACCACCGCGTGCCATATTGTGTCCGCCTCTATTTCTTGTATTCTGATTGGCTTTTGTTGTATCCTCTTTTGACTCAATTATTCTCGCACTGCCATTATTATCATCTATAGCATTGTTCTTAAATCTGCAAACATTTCCTAAAGTGTAACTGGTATACTGATTTGCCGCTGGGAATCGAATTGTAGCAGCTAAATAACGATTTGCAAAGGGGATGGATAATATAATTCTCTGTCCGCTTCCGTCGAATGCAGTCCACGGAGTAAATGCACCACTACCAAGTGTAGATGAGGTCTTACCTTTAGATGTGCGATTTAAATCAAACACCTCTTTTTCGAAAGTTTTTGTATAAACAGTCATATCACTTTCTGTATTTACAATTAAGTTCGAATTACTCAAATCATACCGGATATTTTTAGAAATCTGATAGACCTCCTTGGTTGAGTTATATACTCTATCAATCGTCATTTTATTATTACTAATATCGTTGTCATTCACAAAACTATTCAACACGGATGGAACACTAGTTTTTGAATAATTGAAATTGTTGTTATCCGAAAACATATATGTCTTCATCTCCTTTGGATTGTCATTATCAATGATGTGGATATAAGTCTCTGTCATCCATGGAATATACATTACAGAGTAGCGACCCGTATTATCATTTTTGGTAACATAGACCCAAGATGAATAAGATGAACTTACATTAGGGGTGTTGCTTTCCTGTATTTCTAAAAATGGAGAATTCACGTATTTTGTGAAAACACCTTCGCGATTCGTTACATAAATAGATACCAAATCCTTTGTAGTCGAGTTTTCTTCAACAATTTCTATTAAATTTCCGTTTTTATTGTCAAAAAATAGATTGTCATACAATTTGATAACTGATTTCGTAGGTGAATACATATCAATAAATGCGGTGTCTAATTCATTGGTGTTTCTTCTAAAATTGATTAAGCCTTCTTTATTTGAAAACGAATTGTATAAAACGACCAATATTACCAATATCACTAAAATTATTAGGAATATCATAAAGGGCGACATTTTTATTCCTTTCATATGTCTTTAGTTTAGAATTGATTGCTATATATAAATATGCCGGTAAAAAAATTGATTGTATTTGATTTATTTGTCAATAACGGTTATCCAACCAGACTAGACTCTTAAATGTTATCGCGTTTTTATGATACAACACAAGAGCGTTATGAATTATCAATTGACGAAGCGGGTAGAGGATGCCTTTTCGGTAGAGTTTATGTTGCGTGCGTAGTTTTACCTAAAGACCCCGAACAATTTTCGGGAAAAGACATCAAAGATAGTAAAAAATTTTCTTCCAAGAAGAAATTGAATGCGGTTGCGGAATATATAAAAACGAATGCACTGGCATGGCATATATCACATATCGATGAAAAAGTGATTGACAGTATAAACATATTACAGGCAGTAATGCAGGGGATGCACGAATGTGTTCGCGAGACCATGAAAAAGGTCTGTGAAAAAACGGGTTGCGATTCAAAAATCGATAATTTCATGGCGGTTGTTGATGGTAATTATTTCACTCCATTTATTCATTATGATAATGCGACAGAATGCGTTCAACATTTACACAATGTAACTGTAGAACAAGGTGATGCGAAATATATGGCGATTGCTGCTGCAAGTATTTTGGCTAAATCAGCAAGAGACGCCTATGTGGCTGAAATGTGTGTGAAGTATCCGGAATTATCAAGGCGATATGGACTCGAAACCAATATGGGTTACGGGACGAAAACTCATCTCACCGGTATTCAGGAACATGGAATATCACAATGGCATCGGCGAACATTCGGTAATGCATGTAAATCTGCGAATATAAACCCCATTTAGAAAGCTTAATGTTTTTAACGTGAGTGATTTGGCTTAGATAGATATTCTGTCTATGATTTTCCTTGACTTGATTTGTTTTTTTGACTTGATTTGTTTCCTTGACTTGATTTGTTTCCTTGACTTGATTTGTTTCCTTGATTTGATTTGTTTTTTTGACTTGATTTGTTTCCTTGACTTGATTTGTTTCCTTGACTTTATTTGTTTCCTACCACCCATAGTCAAATCAACAAACGCATAATCTATAGTGTCTGCATAATCTCGTATATCTTTTTCGATATATTTGTTATAACTTCTCATTTGTTTTGCTTCATTTTTCAAATCTTCTATAAATTTTTGTTTTCGCTGTTCTTTGTCCATTTGTTTTATAGTTTCATCATTCTCTATATTATCCCACCATTTTTTAACGGCATCCGCCGTAATAAATTTTGGGTTCATTAAATCGTCTAGATTTTTGTAAGTTTCATTACCATGACAACCATCACTACAAACACTTTGAATGGCATTACCTACAGCTAAAACATACCGTTCAATTATTCCTTTTACACAACTGCTTGTATCACCCGAACCAGAATAAGCATTACACGTTTCATCTAAATATGTTATTATATATTGTTTTTTAAACTCGTCATCTTGTGAAAAAGCAAAACTTATGCTTTTTGCTATTAATTGTATATAACCTTCATTTATAGCACCTCTGCTTTTGGAAAATACACTGTTAAATTTTTGTATTTTAGATTCATCACCTGGAAACAATTTTTTTATGTTACTAGTAAATTTTTCATGTATAAATTCGTAAATATCACCATTAAAATCTTTTTGGTTTATAATACCTAGATACTCATCTTGAATTGCACTAAATTTTTCAAATGCAACATGAACTTCAAATGCTAAACCCTCTGGCATCGGTTGAACCTCTTCAATAAGTTCTATTATTGCATCTGTTAAATCTGCGTCTGTTAAATCTGCCTCTGTTAAATCTGCGCCCGTTAAATCTGCGTCTGTTAAATTTGCCTCTGTTAAATCCGCTCGATATAAATTTGCGCCTCTTAAATTAGCGCGTGTTAAATTCGCTCCATATAAATACGCGTATGTTAAATCTGCCTCTGTTAAATACGCGCCTGTTAAATTCGCTCCTCTTAAACCTGCGTCTGTTATATTCGCTCCTCTTAAATTCGCGAGTGTTAAATTCACGCCTGATAAATTCGCGTTTGTTAAATTCGCATCTGTTAAATACGTGCCTTCTAAATCCGCGTTTGTTAAATTCGCTCCTCTTAAATCCGCTTCTTCTAAATTTGCGCGCCTTAAAAGCGCTCCTCTTAAATCTGCGCTTTTTAAAACCGCGCCTTCTAAAATTGCGCCTGATAAATTCGCGCCCGATAAATCTGCGTTTATTAACTCCGCGCGCGTTAAATCTGCGCCTGATAAATCCGCGCCTGATAAATTTGCGCTTATTAAATACGCATCTGTTAAATCCGCTCCTCTTAAATGCGCTCCTCTTAAATTTGCGTTTTTTAAATTCGCTCCATCTAAACTCGCTCCATCTAAACTCGCTACATATAAATTCGCGCCTTCTAAAATTGCGCCTGATAAATTCGCGCCTGATAAATACGCTCCTCTTAAATACGCTCCTCTTAAATCCGCTTCTTCTAAATTTGCGCGCCTTAAAAGCGCTCCTCTTAAATCTGCGCTTTTTAAAACCGCGCCTTCTAAAATTGCGCCTGATAAATTCGCGCCCGATAAATCTGCGTTTATTAACTCCGCGCGCGTTAAATCTGCGCCTGATAAATCCGCGCCTGATAAATTTGCGCTTATTAAATACGCATCTGTTAAATCCGCTCCTCTTAAATGCGCTCCTCTTAAATTTGCGTTTTTTAAATTCGCTCCATCTAAACTCGCTCCATCTAAACTCGCTACATATAAATTCGCGTCTGTTAAATTTGCGCCTGTTAAATTCGCTCCATCTAAATACGCGCCTGATAAATCTCTACCTGATAAATCTCTACCTGATAAATCTTTACCTGATAAATCTACACCTGATAAATCTCTATCAAATGAAGCCATAAATATTTTACACTATACTTTATATCCGCACATTTTTCACTGGAAACATCTCTAAAACAAACTTTCCAGTTTCACTTTCGGCACATCTATATATTTTGTCTCTCTATCCATGACACTATAACCAATTAAAAAAGATGCCCTGGATTCAAAATAAATAAACCCCAATGTATATTCCACTTTTTCTTTTTCAAAGGTGAATAATTTACTATAACGGAGAACCTCGTAAGATTTGTTATCCAAAACAACCAAAATATGATAATAGTATCTTCTGTCTTCATAACTTACAACATGACAAATAAACCATATTTCGTTACCAATATTCACACCATTCGTAGAACCGCGAACCCATTTAAAAAAAGAAGGTGTTTTTATAAAATCAGTGGGATGAAATTGAGTAATCGGCTTATTATTACCGTCGATTAATTTCTCGGGATGGTCTCGATGTGTCCCAACTGTCAAAGGATGCCATTCGTATATCATCTTCGTTTCATTTCTATGGTCTCTAAATAAAACCCAATTTTTCTCAATATTTCGCTGACTGTTTTTTTTAACCAGACTCGACAATGTCATGTTCGATTTTAAATTGATGGTTCCATTTTCAATAACCATATGGTCGTAGGATAATCCGCGGTTTGCATTATATTGCAATTGTCCGTTTTTAGAAAACAATCTCACGTCTTCTAACCCGACATAATGATTATCATATCCGGCATCATATTTTAATTCAAACTCTGTTATTTTCACCCAATTCTTCGCTTCAATATCAAACACCGACATTATGTTTTTCGTAATTATTTTGTCCTTATTGATATAAGCCCCATTATTTCCAATGCGATAATTCACAAACCGCGTGTTTACAATAATATTTTTTTTAGTAGAGTTCGTATCCAAAACAATCGATGGCGTGCTCGAAACAAACTCGTTTTTATCAATGAAAGTGCTGAAATTAGTAAGTAACGGGATATTCTCGTTCGGTTCCGCCAAACCCTTTAATGGTATGGCATAAAATTTATAATTACTCAATATGTTTTTTTGAGTATCCTCATCCACACTTGGATGAGACAATGCCTTCATAGATGAAGTAGTCACGTCTTTATTGTGTCTATTGCAATAATAACCGATGATGGAGAACTCATAATCGAGTTTGTAATCATACACGTCTTTTTGATAAAATAGATGGTCGGTTGAGGTATACTTTTGTCTTATGTAATCGGCCAATTCATAATACATATAAGCAATTGAATTTTTTCCAATAATGCGGTAATAATGTATAATTTCATAAAGGTTCTCAATGCGTTCTTGAAAATGTTGGTAACCTTCTAACCAATAAAAAACAGCATGTTCCATTTGTCGCAGTTCCTTGTAACATTTTCCAATACAATAAAAGGAATACCATGTTTCCTCTATCCATCCGCCAATTTCAATCCTTTTTTTATAAGTTTCAATTGCTTTTTCATATTGACAGGAATCCTTGTAACTGTTCGCCAAATAAAACATATATCTATCATTATTTGGTAATTCTTCTAGACCCTTTGTTAATAGTTCAATATCTCGCAAAAATTTGTTTGTTTTTGAACCACCGTCTCCTATATCATTAATAAATAATTGGGTTTTTTCAATATCTCCATACAAAGATGTAGGGAGCGTCTTTACATATTCATGTGTTACTCCCCAATAAGAAAATACAGGGTTGTTTTTAAGAATACGCACGTTTTTATAAAAGAATGCGTTGGAACCCTGAAAAATATGATAGGCATCTTTTGTTAATGACGATTTAAAGTCGGGAATCGAAAATCCAGGTGATATTTCCAACACCATATCTGCATCTAATAATAACAAATAGTCTGCGTTCTCCAAATTATAGCACTGTTGTAACGCGAAAGTTCTATTATAACCAAAATTTTGAAACGGCTCTGAAACAACAAGTCCAGGGATATTGTTATCCTTGAAAAACGTCTCTATCAGTTCTACTGTATTATCTGTGCTCCCCGTATCGCATATACAATAACTGTCGATGATTGGTAAAACAGATTTCATTAACCGCTCAATGACAGCACTCTCATTCTTAACAATCATATTTAGACATATTTTCGTCATCACCTTCTATATAATAAAAATATCGAGGTATTGTTTCTATATTTTTTTCCAAGCATAATATAACTTCACGTCGGCTCTCTATTGTAAAATACGTATTGCTCTATATAGAATGGCATTTACTCGATTTCATGACGACCCTTATCGCATTAAAAAAGAATTAGAAGAGAGCAGTTTTCCGGGTAGATATATGTTAAACACTCCCGGACAGGGCATGGATTTGCCTTTTATGGAAGACCCCAATATTCGTATGCAAAGATGGGGCGCAAATCTACATACAAATACTGTGAATCTAGAAAGTGATTTATTAGGATTAACTCGCCCATTAAACCGAGACCTTGTTGATACGAATGATTATAAAAAAAACGCAGTTCAATCGTCGGCATTTTCAGTAAGGAACGCTCAACCCTTTGTGGAAGAAAGCCGTGCGAGTCACCCCGCATGGATGTATAAAGATTTAGAGCAAACTCGATGGGAAGCACCTCTTTTAAATCCATTGGATAGAATCGAGCCCGAATTTCAGCGCAATATACAGAGCCGCATTTTAGAAAAAGACCATTTTGTTCCAGCGGTGCCAATTGTTGGAGGAAACCCAGATATGGAGTATTATTTGTCTGGAAAATCAGCTTGTATTGGTGGGCGTGAAAATACTTGTTGGGGGACGATATATTCGAACCCTCGTATGTAAAACGACACAACTTTCGCACCGAAAATGTTACCATGCATGCTTTGTTGTATATAAGAAACTTCTATATTTTCTTATATAAGTTTTAGAATTGGTTTTATCGGCAATAAATTCCACCGATTCTATCTCTGAAAATTTTTTATATTTGTAATATATTAGCATAAATATATCTGTAACATGGAGTTTGTTGTTCCTGTATTTGCTTTATCTAGTCTTTACATAATAAATAATCAAAGCAAAAAGAATAACGAAGCCTTTTCTAACAAATCCCTTTTACCAAATACAGACGTTCCTGATAAAAATTATCCAAGCGAATTACCTGTAATTTCTACGGAAACCGACCGAACATCTGAATTATCTACTGTCAATAAATTTGACAATGGAGGCTCTGTCTATACTGATAAGTATTTTAATCCGAATATGTCGAACCCAAACACGAATAACCCGAATGCATCTTATTATTCATTAACCGGCGATAAAGTCGATTCCAACTATTTTAAACATAATAATATGGTTCCGTTTTTCGGTAGCCATTTGCGAAATATGCATGTAGATGCAAATACAGCGGAGGGCATTTTAGACAATTATTCTGGTGCTGGTTCTCAATATATAACTAAAAAGGAACAGTCACCAATGTTTGCTCCCGTAGATAACCAACAATGGGCGTATGGTGCGCCGAACCAAACCGATTTCATCCAATCCCGCATCAATCCTAGTCTTCGTATGGCGAATGTAAAACCTTTCGAACAGGAATCCGTGGCACCGGGTCTAGGTCTCGGTTATACGAAGGAGGGAGCGGGCGGTTTCAACTCTGGTATGTTAGCACGTGATATGTGGATGGAGAAAAATGTAGATGAATTGCGCACGAATAACAATCCAAAAGCATCTGGATATGGTTTATACGGACACGAGGGACCGTCTTACAGTAGTATTAAAAAAATTTCTACACCCGACCAAATCGGTATTGTAGAAAAAAACAGACCCGAACGTGCATTCGAATTGGATAACCGCAGTGCTAATGGTTCAAATGATATTGGTAGATTATTTACAACAACTGGTGCCGGTAAAGGCGAAACATTGCGTCCAGTCACGATTGAACGTTTTGTGTCTCGTCCCGAAACTGCGGTGAGTTATACGGGTGTTGCTGGATATCAGAACGCAGAAACCTATGTCCCAGGTGAGTATATGCCTACTCATAACCAACAATTTGGCGAAGTCCCCATGGGTGTGGCAAATGCAAATGGCCGTCAGTATGCAACCGAATCAGACTATGAAATAAAGGCAAAGAAGGCTTACCCTAATAATCGCACTGCAAATCAACAGAACGGGTATTTTGGATTGGTGAGTGGAAGTCTTGGTGCAGCGGTTGCTCCTCTCCTTGATATTTTGCGTCCTAGTAGAAAAGAAAATACAATTGGTAATTTGCGTTTATATGAGAACGCAGGAACAAGAGTATCCGAAAGCTACATATTTAATCCAGCCGACCGTCCTGCTGCCACCATTCGCGAAACAACCGAAAACTCAAAATTTCACTTAAATGTGAATGCGAATCAAAATGGCGGCGCATATCACGTAACCGAACACCAGGCAGGTCATACATACAGAACTGAGACTGGGGATTTCATGTATATGGGAAATGCCGGGGCTGGTGACGGAACTCGCCAAGCGACGTCTTATGAAGCAAACTACAATCAGCGTAATAATGACATTAAATCTAGCACGATACAGGGTTACATGGTTCAGGGAAATATGAATTTGATGAATTCTGACATAAATATGCGCCAAGTGTCTCGCGATTCCTTATTGAAAAACAATCGCGCAGTGGCAGCCACATTACCTTCCCAATCTCCTGATATTGCGAATATGGGACGTGTCGCTGGAAATGACAACTCTTTGTATTCGAATATTCAAATGGATAGAAACAATTTGGATATCAAGGGCATTTTGAGCGCAAACCCATACGTGAATGATTACAAGAGTATTTTGTAAATCACATTGTTTTTCATTCAAAAATGCATTGCGCACACACCAAAAACATATAAGAAAAACGTTTTTCTTATATGGTGACATTTTTTTACACAAAAACTCGCAACAACTAGGGTGCCATTGCCTTTGTTAAATTGTTTACTTTATTATAGGCATTTGTTGCAGTAGTTTGAGCTCCGACAGCAGTAGTCAATGCGTTGGTTGCTGATTTTTGCGCTTCATCGATTTTTTTATCTAATTCCTTGGATGTTATATCGAGATTTGATATTCTTTGGTCTAAATTTTTCAATGTTTCCGACATTTTTTCAGCATTTACAGTGAGCGTATTTATAGATGATTGAATATTATCATATCCACCACTGTTCGGTATTTGACCTCCTCCCATTCCTTCTATATTCAAAGGATTGATATAGGTAAATGTTATTAATCCCGCAAAAAATAAGAATAAACACAATAAAAAACAGGTTTTTATATATATATTATTTTGAACATGTGTCTGCATCTGCATCTGCATCTGCATCTGCATCTATATATAGACTACATATTTTATTGAGGAATGCCACTGCTAAATAAAGCACACATATTGATTGCCTCTTGATTTATCTTGGGTTTTTCAAATAACTGCATTATCATAGAGTCATCGCGGAATCGAATCGTATAATCTTGTTGAACGTTATTTCGACCAATTCGCCCCATTGCCTGCAGAGTTTTTTGTTGCGTCATTCGCGTCAAATCCTTACCAATAAATCCGTGACAAAATGCATAGTTGGTTCCATAAATGTAATCCGTGGATGCAATAATGATAAATAGTCTCTGTTCGTCGGCGAGTTTTTTCATAATTTCCATATAGGCAACGCATTTGTTTTCTACAAACATACCGATACCCAAGAGGAGTAGAACCTTATAATGATTTTCAATATCCAACATCATAATGGTTTTTGTCATATCGTCCCCGATGTTAGATACAAAGGCTTGTTCTTGTATTTCTCCACGAGGAGCCCATAATTGTTGATGAGGACGCGTGTTTGGAATATACATTGCGTCCAATGATATAGATTTTATTTCCTTCCTTAATTTGTTAATCTCATCCATCCATTTTTGAGATTCCATACATAGGCGCCCACTTTCTCGTGCGGCTGATTCAGTCTTGTCATCACCCGACGTTTTTGTTTCTTTCGCTGTAATGTTTCTTTCTAAGTCTTCTATTTTTTGGATAAGAATAGAATTCGTCGTTATCTTTGACATAATGGATTGAAATACGGTGGGTGCAATATTCGATTGTTGAATGTAAAACGTCCCGATTTTTGATACGTCTTCTGCTAGAAATATAGTGGGGCCGTCTGTCAATGAATATGCATCTTTCGTTGTCAGCAGAATCCCCGCCGATGCCGATGCCCCCACCTTTTCCAGAACACCCGCGCCATTTGTTTTTGTAATATTCGCCGTTTCGTATTTTCGTTTTTGCGTTGAAATCATATATTGATAAATCATCGGCCATTTATTGCAATCTAAATGTAACAATAAGTCCAGATAATATTCTTTCAGTCGGTTCATAGTAACATCCGTAATATTTGTTTCAAAATAGGAGTCCATCGCATATGCTTCATCATGAAATCCATTGTCATTAATATACTCAACAAAACGAATGATTTCGCGTAAATCAAAGTATCGCAATAATGTTTTGTTTGCCTCACAGTATCTCGCTGCGTTATATACATCAGTATAATTTGAATATAAATAATGCGGCAAAACACAGAATCCTTCTTTATTCAAAACAGGAATCGACTTCTTACAATCAAAACTGGTGATATTGTAAATTTCGGCGGAATCAAAGTGTTCGCGAAAGTCGTCAAAGACTGTCTGTAAGTCATCTACAGAGGGCAGTGTAGCGCAAGATAAAACCATATTCGGGATTTTATTACCAACCCAGTTCTTATGTATGACATCATGCAGAGGATGGTTTTCATAATCCATTGTAATCGTGGGTTCATCCCAATATGTGATTATATTACTCGCTTCGTTAAATGCCAACATATAATGCATTGCTGTGAGATAGGAACCAACATCACATATCATGATTTCAACATTATCTCCCACACTGTTATCTACTTTGCCGATTCCACCTGAACGATGATTTTTTGTATAATTTACAGCTGCGAAATAATGGAGTCGAATATCAGACGCGGTTTCACAACCAAATGCAAACGCAACCTTTTTTTCAATAGAAATGGCCGATTTTGCCAATGCTAGACCAATGTGTCGTGCAACGCATACGAAAATGATGCGGTTGGATTCAGACAATCCTATGGGCGAAATCGTTTTACCAGTTCCAGTAGGAGCTGCATATAAAACGATTTTGGGCGTATTGTTCCTACATATGCGAAACAAATCTTTTTGATGAGGAAACAGGGTTTTATCTTCATATCTCAATAAATAGGTGTTTTTCTCAATGAATTCGTATGCATTAGTAATGATTTCACTTATTTTTGTTAGACTTTCCGCATATTCAATCACTGTATCGACGAATTTTATTACAAACTGATTGATATCGCGAATTGTGGCTTTTTTTAGTTGAAGTAAAGTATACAAATAAAACGCGTATTTTTGTTTTCTTTTATAAATATGTTTCATTAATTCTTTACACAAATCCATCATGAGATATTCGAATATATTGGCTTTATTCAATTGTATATTGTTATCCAAATTTTGCAACCGAATAGAATCCGCGCTTTTTAACGATTTTATTGCGGCGACTCCTTGGTTTCCAGTAAATGAATATGTTTCTATAGGTGTCTCTTTACCGTATTTTTTTATCATTGTTTTGATTTCATCTTCGAAATATTTTTTAAATAGGAAATATTCCATTTCTGGTGTTGATTCGATTTTTATAAACGACAGCATCGATTGTGTGTCATTCGTTCTTATATTTACATTTTGATATCCTTTGGATATCATATGCAAAATCTGTTTTTCTTGCGGGCTAACTGGCACCTCTATACTTTCCCATTCTGCGCGCGTAAGTTTCCGTTGAGTCAAGTCCATCTTGTTTTACCTATTTTGTTCTTATATGTGTATTTATATATCGGTTCTTTTTATTCAATTTTTCCAAGTTTTTCCAAAAACGATGGTGCAAAAAAAGGTATAAACAAAAGCGTGTTTATTCTTATTAGACTAAGAAATAAAGTAATAAAAAGTGGGTGAAACGCGACAAAATAGTGTCATGTTCTCAACAATAACAAATTATTTTCAAAAGAATAATAAAAGAATGTCATTTGAAGACGTTCAATTTGCGATACAACACCCCTCTGATTTTTTAATTATAAATACACTTCCTATAAACGAACAAGATTGTTTGATAAAAAACACTCTCGCCTATCATATGGAAGAATCTATCATAAACGATTTATTGAATCAATATGCTATGGGTTCTAAAAAAATAGTTATATATGGAAAAAATAGTCAGGATGATACGGCAGACAAAAAATGCAAACAATTGGTTGGACTCGGTTTTATTGAAGTATACATTTATAATGGAGGTATGTTCGAATGGATGTTATTACAGGATATTTATGGATTTGACGAATTTCCATCGACTCGCAAAGTCCTCGATATATTAAAATATAAACCATCGAGGACTTTCGGAATTCACCGAATCGGCTATTATTGACTGCATAGAAAAAATTGAAACGAAAATAGTAAGATAATTTACAAACATCAAATATAATTATCTTACAAAATGAAGAAGCCGATTATTATTTCAATTGAGGGCAACATTGGGGCGGGGAAGACAACTATCGTTGAAAAATTGGATAAGTATATAAAAGATTCGAAACAAAACATTGTATTTTTAAGAGAACCGCTCGATATTTGGGAGTCAATTAAAGATGAAAATGGAGAGAATATTTTAAAAAAGTTTTACAAAGACCCCCATAGACACGCATTTTCATTCCAAGTTATGGCATATGCTACACGTATCTCCTTGCTTCGAAAGGCGATTTTAGAAAACCCGAATTGCGATGTGCTTATGTGTGAACGCTCTCTAGCTGCGGATAAACACATTTTCGCAAAAATGTTGAACGACGACGGTATTATCGAATCCATTCATTATCAAATTTATCAAAAGTTTTGCGGTGAACTGGCCGATGAGTATGGATTGTCGGGAATTGTATATATTGACGCCGATGCGGAAGTTTGCCATAGACGCGTTTCAAAGAGGGCGAGAGAAGGCGAAAGTGAAATATCGCTTGAATATCTTCAAAAATGCAAGAAATATCACGACGATTGGCTTACTGTACCCCGCTCTGGAAATCCGCCGATTTGCCGAATTGATGCAAATCATGATGTGGTATACAATGAGAGCGATGATTCAGATAGAGGGATGTTATGGTTAGACCAAATTGGCGGTTTCATAGATTATGTTCTTTCGTTGGCGTAAAACATTTATTCATTTACAAGGACGCGTTTTTTTCTTTTTTTTGTATTTTTTTCTATATATAAGCCGTTGGTAATGAAAAAATGTGTATTGCAAAACAAACATAAAGGTTGAATTTGTAAATATGGTATCACGATGGAATCTTTCGATTTCTCTACACTCGACATTTATGCGAAAATTCAATGTTTGGAGGCCAATTATAAAAAGTGGATGGAGCCATCTGTCGTAAAATCCCTCGAATCCGTAATCCAATTGGCAGCCGACCCCAAGTTATCGGAAAATGCATATTTGGCCGGCGATTTGATGATGAAAAACATAAATCCTTATAGTTTCAATACTATATCTGCAACCTTGTTCGCCGGATTTACGTCGATGAAATGGCAAGTGAAACATTTGTCTCTTTGTTTATTGGGTAAATTTGCCAGATATCATCCCAGACAGACTGCGAATCACATGCCAGAAATCATGAAACAATTGATTGACATTTCGAGTGACCCGAAGAAGGAAGTGAAGACACAAACGTCCGCCACTTTTATGGACGTAGGTTCTACTATCGATAATGTCGATATCAAACATTTGGTTCCGGTTGTGATTTCTGCATACATGAATCCATCACAAGAGACACAAAATGCACTCGATGCACTTGTAAGCACGCCCTTTGTAAATGACATTGATATTCCCACCCTAGGATTCTTGGCCCCTCTTCTTACGAAATCCATGAGAGAACGCAAGATGGTTTATCAGCGCCGCGCAGCGGTTGTAATTGAAACCCTTATGAAATTGTTGAAGAATCCGGTATATGCCAAGATTTTTTATCCAGTTTTGGAGCCGGTTTTAACCAAGGGATATAACGAAATTGCCGAGGTCGAGATTCGCAACGTTTGTTTGAATTCGAGAAATGTATTGAATACGGTTTATAATTTGGGTGTAAATAAATCAATTGAGAGTTTTACCCTAGACAACTGCAATGAGACATTTTATAAACAACTCGATGTGAATGCCATGAATGATGAGAAAAATGCCCTCGTCCAGCATTCTATCAGTCTAGTTTGGACTCTTATTCAAAATGAAATCAAAGATGACGCCATTTGGACGAGTTGCATGGAACCGTATCTTGAAAATGTGGTTACGGAAACGGAAAAGCGCGATGCTATTGTCACGGAAATTAAAACGGTGATTATGCGTTCTATTACCGTGGATGAATACAATCCTGAAGACGACGAGGAGAATTTGTGTGATTGCATGTTTTCATTGGCCTATGGAACACGTGTATTGTTGCATCAAACGCCGTTTAGAGTTAAGATTGGCCGAAAATATGGTTTAGTTGGACCCAACGGCGCTGGTAAATCCACCCTAATGAAGGCGATTGCAAATAAAAATCTACAGGAATTCCCCGAGGATTTGAAGAGTGTTTACGTCGAACACGATATCCAAGGCAACAATGACGACACGAGTGTTTTGCAGTATGTTGCCAAAGACAGTAAAATCATAGAGATGGGTATTTCGAATGATGATATCTCTCGTGGATTAGCCAATGTTGGATTTGACGATAATATGATACACGGGCCTGTTACTGCACTCTCAGGTGGATGGCGCATGAAATTGGCACTTACCAGAGCAATGTTGATGGCACCGGATATGTTGTTATTGGACGAACCAACGAATCATCTCGACCAATTTGCAATCAAATGGTTAGTCGATTATTTGAAGGGACTCACGCGAACCACATGTTTAATAGTTTCACACGACACTCGATTTTTAGATGCGGTTTGCACGAATATTATGCATTACGAGAATTTGAAGTTGAAATCTTACCGTGGAAACTTGTCAGATTTTGTAAAACAAAAGCCAGAGGCGAAACAGTATTATGAATTGACGAACGAGAATGTTTCCTTTCAATTTCCCGAACCCGGCCCACTCGAGGGTGTGAAGTCTTTAACCAAGGCAGTGTTGAAAATGAAGAACTGTTACTTTCAGTATGCCACTGCATTGAAACCACAGTTGATTGATGTGAGTATTCAGGTTTCGATGGCATCACGTGTTGCAATTGTGGGTGTAAACGGTGCTGGTAAATCGACTTTGATTAAAATTTTAGTTGGAGAATTGGAGCCAAATAGAGGAATTATCGAGCGCCATCCCAATGTTCGTGTCGCATACGTAGCACAGCATGCATTCCATCATATTGAGAATCATCTCGATAAAACGCCGGTGGAATATATTATGTGGCGTTATCGCGCTGGATTTGATAAAGAACAAACGGATAAAGACAGTTTGACATTGACCGCGGAAGAATTGGAGGCAATTAAACAGAAGGCAAAAGAGAATAAATATTTGGTAATTGGTGAAATCCTCTCGCGTCGCACTGGAAAGCGAGAAAATGAATATGAGTGCAAATCGGAGAGTGAAATCACACAGTGGTTCGTTAAAACGGAATTGATTCAAATGGGATACGAGAAAATGGTAAAAGAGTTTGACGAAAAATTGGCGATGGAGACGATGTTGGGACAGCGAAAATTGACGACAGGTGAAATTCAAAAACATTTGGATAATTTCGGCTTGGAACCACAGTTCGCGCAACACAGTAAGATTGGTATGTTGTCAGGAGGGCAGAAAGTGAAGATTGTATTGGGAGCTTGTATGTGGAATTTGCCACATGTTGTTATTTTGGACGAACCTACGAATTTCTTAGACCGCGATTCATTGGGTGCATTGACTGGTGCGATTAAGTCATTTAAAGGGGGTTTATTGTTGATTTCCCACAACGAAGAATTTTACAAAGAAATTTGTCCCGAAAAGTGGCTATTGGATTCCGGTAATTTGAGTGTGTTTGGGTCGGAGTGGATGGAAGAAGTGGAAAAGGCGCGCAAAAAGGCGGAGAAAGATAAGGCGCGGACATTGAATCTAGAGGAAGCCGAGGATAAATTCGATTCTCTTGGTAATAAAATCGAGGTTGTTCCTGAAAAGAAGGAGTTGAATCGCACAGATAAGAAGCGTCTTCTTAAACAAAAGAAAGATATGGAGAAACAAGGTTTGGATACGTATGAAATCGATTTATTATTGGGGCTTGATGCTTAGTTTTTCGACTTGATATATAAGAAAAAATAGAGTTTTCTTATATACTATATATGTTAGGGGGGATTGACTATGGATGCGATTTTCTAATTGAACTTTACAATGATTTTCACATCCTCTTTTTTAATGCATTTGCAAGCCGAAACAGATAATTCCTCTCGCTTTTTGCGAGTTTTTGTATTGTCGGTCGCTGTATTATCCTCGTCTGAATTTGGAGTGCGACGTTTTGACGTGCTATTTCTATGATTCATATCGCTTTCAATGTCTTTGTAATTCGTCTCAATGTATTCGATGATTTTATTTTCAATTGCCCACTTGAAAAAATTCAACTGCCCGATTGTCGTTTCCATATATTTTTCATCATCATAAGGTATGTTTATTCGCTCCCATCTACAAAACGGGTCAAATCGATGTTTTCCATAAGCCTTGAGTTTGAGTTTATAATCGTTATATACTTTGAAACGCGATGATGAATGCGTAGACATAATTTCATAAACTGTGTAATATTTTTTCGCAAAATTCGTGACAAACCAATCCAATATGCGAAGCGAGATGTTGGATTCACCGTTAATAATCGTCATCATTTTTTTTAATTTCACAGGGTCTTTATAAAAATCCATCAAATTTCTCATTAATAAATCATTTTGTGTATGTAAGTTGCTGGATATATATACAGACATTTTTATACCTTGCATTTTTATTTTTATGCGGTTTTTACACAATATATTATATCGAACACAACGCACGGCGACCAAATTGCGTTTATGGCGGACCCATTTTACCATCTCCTGTGCATCTTTTATTCTTAGGACAACTTGTGCATCGATATTTATCATAACTTATACTTTTGCAATATTCTCCTGAATTACACCGTCCAAAAGTTTGTATTGCGCATTTTACATTCGGGTTTTGTTTTACAGTTCTTGGAGCAGGTGTCGGGAATGACTGCCAACCTCCTGCAAGTGTTACTGTATTTACTCCCCGTAAATTACGCCCCTCTTTTGCGTAAATTATACTACACAAAATGAAAAATATCCCTCTAAAATATTTCATATGTATTTATATATATATAGCCGTTTATTTTTATGTATTTTACACAATTTTTTCAGTGATATTCCAAGCCTGATTATTTGTTATATATATCGTCACACAGGCTTTTTATTTTATCGTGCTGTTTTTCTAACGCATTTATGATTTCGGGGTCAATATTCTCTTTGTAATTATAATGATTCCTTAATATAATCTTGAGGACATTATCAAAATCGAGCTTATGTAGCGTATAAATCATGACATTATTGAGTAAGTCATCCATATTTTTTTTATATTCCTCATTTAATGTAGTTATTAATTCAGATACAGAAGCGAATTCTATGGTAGAATTTTTGATTTTTTCATTTTTACTGCGAATACTAGTTGTTATACTACTGTTGTTATATGTAATATAGTTGTAATTGTTTTGCTCGATTGGATAAAATGTGAACTTGTCAGTCAGCTGTTTCAAATAGTTTGTAAATACTAAATCGCAAAACGTATGATTGAGAACATCACCATGATTTCGCCTGATTTTACTAAAAAAATCGGCGAGGATGTTTTTATGCACGCAAAACGACCAATACTCATAAGTCTGGTTTTTCGCAGTGAGTGGTATATTATCACATAATTCATATAACCCCGCCCAGGGTTTTTGCAGAGAATTTTGCGTTATACATTTGAAAATTATGAATTTAAATACCAATGTGCGTTGTGTCTTATAAGTGTCGTCGTCGTCGCAAAATAAAAACCAATCGTATTTTTCATGTATAAGTTCGTATGTTTTTTCAATATGAATGAATTGGGGGGTTTTTGATGGTCTATAATAAATCGACAATAACTCTGGGAAATTATTACGATATATGCGTTTGAGTGATTTTTCAAATATTGTCTGCAAATAATAGGCATCGAACGAAATGGATAAATAAACTGGCGTTGGTTCAACTTGGTTTAAAAGTGAATCTAAACACGTCATTAGTAATTTTATTCGAGATGCATTGGAAATATGAGACGGTACAATGACGGCCATATTATTAGGGAAATCTTGGTTTGGTATAGAAGGCATGGTATTAGTTATATATCTAATATCATATGATATTTTTTGTCTGGATGTCTAAGCCTATTGTCAACATTTTGGTATTTCTATGAGATTTTTATTACACATATACACATTCAAAACGGCCACGAAGTGGGCAGTTATGAGTGAGCGAGGTGATGCTGATTGCGAATTTCAAATGCGCAGTGGTGTAAAAAAATATATTGTTATTGTATATATTGTTATTATAAAACTATATGTCTTATAATGAAATTGCAAAATTAAATGTTCCAGTTGGAGTAACATGCATTGACTTAGAACCAACAAAAAGAACCCGTATCGCTGCTGGTTTTAATGATGGTTCAATTGTGCTCTATGACATTTTAATAATAAATGATAGTGTGGAACTTAAAGAGATAAAAAGAGATAATATAACAGGACATTATTATTCAATAAATTCGCTTTCTTGGAGCCCAGATGGAACTAAAATCGTAAGCGGAAATAGTGACGGAGGCATTCAAATATGGAATGCCGAAACATTAGAAATAATATCAACATTGCGCGACGGAAATATAAACGTAAGTTCCGTTGCGTGGAGCCCAGATAGCAAAAGAATCGTATCTGGCTCCACTGTTTATGTAGGAGACAGCGATAGGTCCGGTCATGTTGTTATATGGGATGCCGCAACTTATGAAATAATTAAAACTCTAGGCGAGGGTGATGAAGAACCAAATACCAATATTTTAACTGTTTCTTGGAGACCAAACGGTGAATGGAATAAAGGGGAACCATATAATGGAATGGAGTGGATTGAAAGCAGCGGTGACGATGGTATCATTTATTCTTGGGGCGTTGGTGATGAGACAGGCGAAGGATTGTTATCATATGTAGAAGGAAATGATTCTAACATAAAGTGTATGTGTATGGCATTCAATGCCGAAGGAACTCGAATTGCTTATGGGTTATCTAATGGAGAATTGTTCTCTCAAAACCCCGAAACAGGGGACAATATAGTAAATATGAAAGGACATACTTCTTCGGTAAATTCACTTTGTTGGAGCCCAGATGGTAATGTCATAGTATCAGGTTCATCGGACAACAGCGTGCGTGTTTGGAACGCGGCGGATGGTTCGCAAAAAAATATATTAAACGGTCATGACAATGAAGTTACGTCTGTAGCTATAAGTTATGATAACAATTATATTTTTTCAGCGGGTCTTGATAAAACTATAAGAGTTTGGGTAAAAATTTTTGAAATCGCAAAACAACAACTTACCAAAAAATATACAGAAGGCATAATTAGTCGCGCATTACGAGAAGGAACTTATCGACCGGAGGGATTTTTTGGCGAAGAAGACCCGGGAGGCATAGAGTACCAAGCTGCCAAAAAAAGCTGGAACCTTAGGAACAAGTCAGATGGTGGAAAAAAACGAAAAGGCAAAACCAATAAAAAAAAACATACAAAGAAAAGAAAAACCAAAAAAACGATTTCGTGCACTGTTCGTCGTTTCAAATCGTTACTGTAAACTGAGTGTTGAGGAATTACACCTTTTTCATTTCAAACGCATATTTTTCACAGCACATTGGCTCCAATGTCTTTTAGATAATTCGTATTTCGATTGAAACCGTTTGGACGATAATATTTTTTTTCACTTTTATTTTGTTTTTTTCTTGTTTTTGATAAAGACCCGCCTCTAATATTTGAGAGTTGTATTTCCCAATCAAAGTTTGAAAATACTCCCTTCAAATAATAGTTCATAAACTCTTTTATCCACGGCCTTAAAAGACGGCATCTGTCTTGTTTGGGGATTGAATGAAAGAACTCCGAATAAGTTTTAGAGTTTGTGTAAAAGTTTTCAAGTTCCACTCGAATATTCATTGGGACCTTTGTAATTTTGAGAAAATCAATATATTCTGTTGGTTTTTCAGTTATATCATTTAACATTTTATCAACACGAACGCGGTAAGCATTTTGTTTTGTAGTATCTTCTTGGACCGCACGAAAATATTTTTCATACCAAGATTCACCATTGTATGCAATTGATAAATAGTATAATGGCATTGGAACTAATTTGGTTCCTTTTTTTATTGGCCTTGACCTATTTTTTTCCAGGTCTTCATCAGTTGCGCATTCAATTGAAGACATATCATCAAATCTAATTTTTTTCAGTTCCGGATGCAAACTTTTAACGTGCATTAAAAGTGTTTTTATCATAATAATAGAGCCTTCACCTCTACCAAGTGGCTCATAAAGAGAGCATTCTTCGTCATACATTGCGTGTGGAATAGAAGCCGAAACTGCCACATTGTTATCAAATTGGACCGAAATATTCACACAATCGCGGATATTTCCACCGATTTTATAATTGATTCCTGTTATAACACCATTCCATGTTTCAATATTATTAGTTATAAAAAATGTATATTTACCCTTTTTTACTTCCATTTGTATATTATATACAAATAAAAAGTTAGTTTTATCTTCAAACATTATCAAATAAACATTTGTCAACTTTTTTTACACATTTATTCATTTCAAACGCCCTGTTCGTCGTTTACAATTTTTCGCATTGAAAATGTAGAAGAGAAACTTTAATATTGGAGCGCACCATTTTACTTCATCGTTGCTCTAAAATGCTACGCTTTTACTGAGCGTCATTTCAAATCGCAATTAGAAATTTATACACACAATTTCAAAAATTACACCTCTGAATATTACACCTTTGCAGATTTATAGTAACTCGTTTCTATAAATAAAAAATTGAAAAATTTATATAATGATTATATAAGTAAATTACAATTCTCATATAATATGATAAATAGTCACGCTATAGAAAATGAAATGTCTCTAGAAAATACTTTATCTGAATTTACACTAACGAAGAATTTAATCTGCACGGCGGATTCAAATTCTTCTGGGTCAATGACATATAAAGAGGTAAATCCTAGCATCGAAGGGGAGAATTTACATCTGCAAGGGTGTAAACCTTGCACATTTTGTCATAAAGAATATCCTATGGATAATTTCAAAGGAATGCGGCAAACAATAACAAAACTCTGCATTGCATGCAGAGAAAGAAGCAAAATATATGACAAAGGTAGAAATAAAGAACACCGTAAAGAAATTGCTAGGAAAAACGAGGCAAAACCTGAAAGAAAAGCTGTAAAAGCCAAATGGAGTGAAAATAATTATGAAAAAGTGGCGAAACGATGGATGAATTACAGACAACGTCAAATTGAAAAATTAGGATTAGAAGAATACTTGAAAAAACAAGCAGAACAGGCAAAAAAATGGAGGGATAAAAATAAAGAAAAACAAGAAATAATAAATGAAAATAAAAAGAATAGTAAGACCCAAAATTTCAACGTATATAAACGAAGTGCGGAATATAAAAATTTAGATTTCGAAGTTACATTTGATGATTACGTAAAAATAGTAGAATCTAACTGTTATTACTGCGGAATTATACAAGAAAAGGGGTTTAATGGTATAGACAGAAAAGACCAAAAATTAGGTTACATATTAGAAAACTGCGTGAGTTGTTGTAAAATATGTAATTATATGAAAGGCTCATTGTGCGCATCTGTATTTGTAAAAAGAATTGAACATATTTTGACATATAATAAAAAAATTGTCGGTAGATTATATCCAGATTGCTTTCATAACCATAAAGGTTGCTCGTATGATGCTTACAGAAATAGGGCAATAAAAAAACAAATTGAGTTTACATTATCAGAAAACGATTATAACAATATTACGTTAGGATGTTGTTTTATGTGTGGTAAAGAAACAGATGAAAACCATAAAAATGGTATTGATAGATTTGATAATAACAATGGTTATGAAATAAACAACGTAAACTGTTGTTGCGGTGAATGTAATTACATGAAAAAAGATTATAATTACAATGCAATACTAGATAAATTCTCAATGATTTATGAAATTCATAAAAACGATGTGATGGAAAATATAGATGATGAAAACAATAGAGTAATTTCTAAATCGAATAAAAAACCAAAGCCACAAGTAATAGAAAATACTAAAATTAGAAAAGAACGGCAACAGAAAGAACTAAAAGAGCGGTATAATAATGAGGAATATAAAGTAAATCGGTCATTAGAAATAGCAAAATCACGCAAGGATAAAAAAGAAACAATATAATAAATATGAGTTCATTTATTCATATTTATTTCACATTTTTTTACACATTTTATAATTCAAAATAAATGAAAGAGTTATTACAGATGAACATTCTTTATAAAAAAATAATTTAATTGGAGTCTCTTATACCCCTAAGTTTCCCTAGGGGGATGGACTGTATCTTAACCCGACTCAGGTTGCTTACACCTTCATCATCGAGCGATTACCGTTCAGTCTCTGACGGCCAACCATAGACTAGCATGTTTCTTAGCGTCTTTAGGTTGTAACCATGCGGATTGCCCAATCTTCAACATTATTACTATACCGGAGTTCTGTTCTCCGCCATATGATGGTTTCCCTATCATACTTAGTAGTTGAAGCTCTAAGGGGTTCCCCGAACAACAAGTAATCTTGCAAAGGAATATAATTCCCTTACTAACAACTGACCGTGTGAGGTACAGGGGTCAAAGCGAAGTTATCCACAAACAGAGCCTGGTTGCTTGTGGCGCGTTGTTTTTCTGCTCTAGTCGCAATGAGATAAAATAATATTTTCATATATATCTCAATTGCCGTCAAAGCTACTCCAGCCATGCCAGACATGACACGGAGGACATTGTAATTTACAGCATAGACACGCACCTTGGCGGTGGCAGTGCCAGCTACGGTTCCCGATGAGAGAACAAGTTGGAGCACTGCATTGTCAATGCGAGAGAAGTTGCAGGACCCGCTGGGTTGATGTTCCTCAGGGCGCAACGAGAAGGAATACACGTTGATACCAGTGTCGGGGTTGCGGGTGTGGTGCTGGAAGGGCTGCACAACGTCGAAGTAAGAGCCCTCACGCTCGGAGAAGCGGTCTTGGCCGTTGAGCTGGAGCTTGGCAGTGACCACGGGGTTCTCGCCCCAGCAGTGCATGTCAAGAGCGGTCTCGGCAAGCACGAAGGTGCCGGCATCAGACACAAGGGAGCCCTCGTTGCCCGCGCCACCCTGGTTGGTGAAGGCGACATCGGGGAGGGAGTTGGAGGCCCAGATGCCAGTGGAAGGCACGTTGGCGGCATCGGCACCACCAGCCATCTGGAAGAGGCCGGAGGCGTTGATGAAGCCAGTGGCACCGGCAACCTCCTTGGGACCACCGAAAGCGTGGATGGCGTTGGGGAGAGCATCAATGGCGTCAGTGTAGTTGAAGGGCTGGGCACCGAGAGTGCGGTAGAGAAGACCACCGGAATCGAGGGACGAGCAGTAATCGACGTTGGCATCGGGCTGGACGACCCAGACAAGCTCCTTGCAAGGGTGGTTGAAGTTGAGCTTAATCTTGTTGGAGCTGCTTCCAACTGACTCATCGCCAGTGAACTGAACCTGCTCGATGAGGTATTCGTGGGGGTTCTGTGCCATCTTTCTGCGCTCATCGGTGTCAAGGAAAATGTAGTCAACGTAGAGGGAAGCGGCAACAAGGGATTGCTGGTAGGCTTGGCTCACGGACTGGGTGCCGGCAGTGGGTCCAGCAGTGAGCGACTTAACGGCCCAGAGGCACTCACCAATGGGGCGGAAGTCAATGTTGATCTTAACCTCGTGATACTGTACGAATCACTTTAACCCTCTCTTTCGAGATATTTATCGGCATTCTCATTTCGATCAACATATTAACAATGAGAATAGTGCCGGGGACTAGACTATATCTTAGGTCATCTTAGAAATTGATTAGATTTCTCAGACCCATATCCATTTAGTCGTTGAACCTTCCTCGTATCCTATCGTAACGGACTTAGAGGCTTGGCTGCGGGTTGCCTATTTCAGATATTTTTTTAATATCTTCATACGGGGCGTTTTTACGATTCCTGAGTTCTATTCTCAGCCATTTTAAACTTTCGTTTAAAATTTCGTAGCCCAAAAATTGTGTATCACACAATTTAATTTTTACGTCTTTAAGGGTTTCACGCAATTTGGATATGTTGCCGCCTGTTGAATTAACAACAGGCGACTAGCATCTGGGTTTGGCGATTTTCATCGCCCTGAGACCACAACAAATTTTTCCCAAAACAGTGCTCAGATATTTTGGGTTGGATACTTTTCTGCCCTACAGATTTTAAGGCAATGAGAGGAAGGGCAAGGCCGGGGTTGCGGCAGAACCAAAAGAGGAGGGGGATGTAGAGAGTGGTCTCAGGGAGGGCGTTGCGGGGAGCGCACACCTGGGAAGGACCACCGGCGGCAGCGCAGGGACCAGACACGGCAGCAAAGGCGGGGTCAGTGATGTAGGTAAGCTGGGTAGTGTTACCAATCATCTTGAAGTAGCCGCGCTGTTGCTCCTTGGAGAGGGTAAGCTGGTTCCAGATGTGCATCCAGTCACCGTATTGGCGGTCAATGCGCTGGCCGCCAATCTCAACCTCAACCTGGGCGACAAGCTGCTCGCCAATGTAATCTAACCAGCGGGCGAAGACACCATCCGAGCCAGAAGTGGCCATGGACTGGTTAATCTCAGGAAGAGTCACTTGGAGGTAGGTGCGGTAAGCAAGATCGCCGTTGCGGCTGATAGTGCAGGTCACACGGCGACCGAAGTCGGCTTGACCCGAGAAGGTCTGCTCGATCGACTCCATCGCGAAGTTAGTGTGGCGTCTGTAAGACACCTTCCAGAAAGTGATCTCAGGGGTTCCAGTAAGGAACACGTCCTGAGCGCCGTAAGCGACAAGTTGCATAAGTCCACCAGCCATCTTAGTATAAAATACTTATATGCTATGTATAGAAAAAAATTCTGGAGAAATTCATTTAATTCCTAAATAATAATTTCGCACAAAACTGTTACAGAAATTATAACTCTAGTTTTACAGTTTTACCAAAATTTTCACTACATTTATCTAGACACCATTATTTTAAAATGTGAAATAATGATGTATTTCAAAGTCGGGAGTTTTTTTACCCTAAATTACTTGGAGATTTTTATTGAAAAAAGAAGATTATATATGTGTTTTTTTTATACACAACACATTTAGAAAAAAATTGCGAAACCATGCATGCAGTTGAGTTTTCACATATCAACCAACAACCAATTTTCAGGATAACAAATATGTGTATAATAGCACTTGTTTTTATATTTCCAATTATTGTTGGATATATAAAACGGTTCTATTTTTACACTTCCGTGATTTTTATATTTGTCTTTATCTGTGTATAAAACGTCAGGTGATGCATGTATAATGAGTTGGTCGTTTATACTTGTTTTATTATCCGTATCTTCATATACAACAGCGACATGTCCTTGGTCGAATTCGACATTTTTAAATCTAGCCAATAAAAGTGTTCCTTTTGGATATTTCATTTTCATATCGAATTTTTCCAGAAGTTTTCTTTGATGCAAATAAAGAAACCATGCGCCTGTTCCGCCGGGATACTTTTTATACAATTCTTTGTATTTACCTTTAATATTTCCCTCCAGTCCGGGTATATCTAGACCCAATTTCCTTCTCAATAGATTTATGAATCCGGTGCATACAATAGATTTATCGTTTTTTTTTATTTCTAATGCTGACGGAGGGGATTCATTTTCACACCAAAATTTGTCTGTTCCATCAAATGTATCCACATTTTCGTTATACCATCTAAATGGAATGTCGAGTAATGTCGTTGCATATTCAAATGCGATGACTAGCGTAGATTTATCCGTTTTATTTTACTGTATTTTATTTTTATTGTATTTGTATTTGTATTGTTATACATACACAATCTTGTTTCAATTTTGTGACGGTGAAAATTCACATGTAAAAAATTTGAGTCATTTGTAAATACACAACATACAAACCATAAACGGAATCGACAGCCATTTCAATTATGACTTATCTAATACATTTGTAAAATGGGTCGCCAAGAATGTCTCTAAATAGTTCTCCTGAAAAATTTCACGGCGATTCTCGTGCTTCTTCGTAAAAATATAAGAGTCGTTCGATTTTTTCACCGTCCATCCATTTTCTAATGCGTTATAAATAAACATCATTTTTTTGAACTGTTTTTTGGAAATTTGTATCGAGGATGCTAATTCCTCGCCCACTTGTATTTCCATAGAAGATTCGTGAATAATTGCGCTATACACAATTGATATTTATTATATTTACGAGTTTTACGATTCTAGGCACCCCCATCCATAAATATAATATATCCATAATGACGTGGCATCAAATCATTCTTGGTAACATTTTACACAAATTTATACTTTTTTGCGACAAAGATTAGAGGTTGACGGCAGGTGTGGATGCAAGATATTGGTTACTACATTAATTCACAGAAAATATACATAAAAACACATCATCATGTAAATATATAAATAAAACCCACAAAAAATGGCGTCGAAACGCCCAACGGTAACACCAAAGTCAACTATTATATCCAATACAATAGATTTAAAGCACACGGAGATGTTAAATCATTTTCAGGAAATCGAAGAACTCACTATACCCAAACTCATTGAAGAAAAGGCCCAATTAAAATCCATTATACCAACATTAAAGGACGGTCAAATCGACGAATATATGGATATTCGCGACAAGGTTCTCTCTATTCAAAATAAAATAAAGGATTTGCGTCGTCAAAAGAAGGATTATTTATTAGAAAATTCGAAATATGTGTTTCAGTATTTCGAACAAAAACAGCAGATTTCATCTAGCAATACACCGCAAAATTCGAACACGGTTCTTAATAGTTTCTTTAAAATAAAATCGGGAACACCGGAATCCTCCAATTTGAATTCGGAGAAATATGCCCAATCGAAGAAGGCTTATCAAAAGTATTGGCGAAATGTGAATAATGAAATTGCCAACATTCAAGATTTCGTTGTAGCAACGGACGTCTGTGAAATATGCGGTAGAGGGGAAATGATTCCACAGGAAGACGAGGGTATTCTCATCTGTAATAATACGAGTTGTGGTAAGTTTATCACATTCATTATAGAGAGCAATAAACCCACAAACAAAGAGCCACCGAATGAAGTCAGTTATACAGCATATATCCGCCTGAATCATTTTAAAGAAATCTTGTCGCAATTTCAGGCGAAAGAGACGACGCAGATTCCCGAAGAAGTCATTGATGCTATTCGCGCTCGTATTAAAAAGGAGCGTATCCACGACATGTCTCTTATTAATTATGATAAAATGCGAGATATTTTGCGAAAACTCGGTTACAATAAATATTTCGAACACATTCAATATATCAATTCGCAATTCGGTGTGAAACCGCCGATTATGAATGAAGAATTACATGAAACTCTTTGTGTGCTTTTTATTGAGATACAGAAGCCATGGGCGCTACATTGTCCCGCAAATCGAACCAATTTTTTCAATTATACATATACTTTGTATCAGTTGTGCGTTTTATTAGACCAAACTCAGTATTTGCCATATATTCCTATGATGAAAGACCGAGAAAAGCAATTGGAGCAGGATATGATTTGGAAAAAGGTTTGCAATGATTTAGACTGGGAGTTTATTCCATCGGTTTAGACCGCTGAAGTTAAATCCGCAGGGGCGGATTTAACTTCTTCGGTGGTTTA